CACACACCTGCCTTGTGCGGCGATGGTATAGTAGGGGCTGACCATGTTGCCGGTCATGTTGCCGGGTGCCTGGTTAAGCGTCCACGTGCTGCCAGAACCCGACACGATGTACGTCGGCGAGCGGATCGAAAGTCCGGAGCCGCTTTGCGCCGTCACATATTGGCCTGCCGCAAGGGTGCCGGTGGTCAGCGTGTTGACGTTGAGCGTCGTGCCGCTGATTGTTCCATTGAACACCGCACCTGTGGTGGAGAAGCCCGGAGCGATAAATTCGCCGTGTTCCGAAAAGGGCGTGCCCGAGGGATAGGCGCCCGATCCGGCATAGGCGTAATTGCCATAGTTGGTCGCGCTGGTGAAGGTCAGCGTGTTGGTACTGGTCGATTGCAGCGACCACGATCCTGCCCATCCAGAAGGGAAACCGTTCGCGCCGCCGCTGCCAACGGTCATGGCGTAATATCCGCCCACCGCTATGCCATGCGGAGCAACCGTAGTGATTGTCTCGGTGGTGCCGCTGGTGTTGACGATAGAGGCGACCTGAAAGCCATAAGTGTAGGGGTTGATGTACCCCATGCCCTCGACATAGTTGCCGATTATGGTCTGGTTGCCTGGCGCGACATTCGCGAGGCCGGGGTTGGTGAAACGACCCGACATGTGCATGAAAGCATTGTTGATCAGCCAGATCGAGCCATTGCCGCCGTACTGCATGACCTCGGCCTGTACCGGCGACACACCGACAGTTGCGCCGGTAATAAACCCGGTGACCGATCCCGCGCTGTAGCTGGTGGCGTTGAAACTGGCGCTGCACAGCGCGGTTTCCAATGCGGACGCTGTGCTGTCGCCGCCGCAGCCATAGACCGTGTTGGCATAGAACCCCAGGCTGTTGACGATCCCGCTACCCGATTTGATGTTGATCATGGTCCCTTGCGCGGACCTGTTCGGGCCGGGGCCGGCACCGCCAACCTCGCCCCATATGCTGCAATTGGGGCCGTTCACGAACAAGCTGTTGCGAAAGACAATCGCTGCGGTGGCCACGCTGTTCTGCGTCGCGCCCGTTCCCCAGGCAACCGCACTTGTCGCAACCGGCACACAGCCATAGCCGGTGCTGCTGTTCCAGCCGAAGTTGTAGCCGTCGAAAATGATCTGTCTGCTCGATCCGCCCGCTTTGGTGCAGTAGATGCCAGGGCCCCCATTGGGGAAGGGTCCCGGTGCTGCACTGGTGCCCGCCGCGACGCCGCCCGAAACCGCCGTGTTGGACGCATAGAACCGGCAGTCCACACCCGGTCCATCGGGATTGGCCAGAGGATCGTTCGCGACATTCGCCGGATCCTTGAGCCAGGGCTGGCCCGACAGATTAGACAAGGTGGCCTGCTGCCAACGCGGCATACCGACCGCGTAATCGACGCCCGCAACGTTGTTTGGTGGGCGCACAGGGTAAGTAGCCCGCTGCTGACTGGTCGCTGCGCTCCAGCTGACGTACGGGTCCGACCCGGCGGTGACCTTCGTTCCCACCGATTGCGTGGCATAGCCCCGAAAGAATGTCGGGAACTGGATCGAGCCGCCATTGTAGCAGCCGTCCGTGTCGCTCCCGTCCTGCGTGCAGGGCGTGCCTCCCCATACGATCGGGCGGGCGTCGGCCGGTGATGCCAGGAACAGCGCGGCGAGCAAGGCAATGAGGGTGCGCATCAGCATCCAACTCCCGTAAGTGTGCGCGCATGGCTGCAAGTCGTCGTCACGCCCGATGTCGGGATCAGCAGAACCACCGAATTGAACAGCCTGCCGGAGGTGGTTGTCGAGATCGTGCCGCCGAGCGTGGCCGTGCCGGCCGTCAGCGTCTGGCTGTAGACGAACATTCCGGCCTTTGAATTTTCCGGCAGGCTGACGACCGACGAATAGCCGCCGGTGATCGTGCCCATGCTATCCGAAGTCGCGGTGACGTTGGCTGCGACGATCGCGAGCGCTGACTCCGACGTGTACCCCGGCGTCGGCGACGTCGCGAATGTGGTGACCGCGCCATTTGTGTAAGTTCCGGTGACGTTGGTCCCGGCCTTGTCGAATGTCGCGTTGGAGCCCGAGACAACCAGCACGGTGACTGTAAACTGCGGCGTCCCGGCGCTCGATGTTACCGTGATCGTGTTGCCAGTGGTCATCGCGTTGGTAGTGGAAAAGCACGCGCGCGCGATGATCGAAGAATTGGTGTTGCTGTTGGTATAAAGCGCCATGTACGCGCTGCCGCAGTTGGAGGCATTGTCCGCAGCCGTGATCGTGAAGCCGTTGATGTTGGATCCCGTGTTCGACAGGACCAGGACATAAGACCCGGCTGCGATCGACTGGCTGAGCGTGACCGTGCAGGAAGATGCCGCCGCGCAAGTGGTCGATCCGGCCGAAGCATACGTGACAGCTGCCTGCGCGGGCGCGGCGAACCACGGCAGAAGGCGCATTTTAGAACTGCGCATAAGACACGCGTCCCGACGCTTGCGTAGTCGCACTGGTAACGATGCATAGCGCGTTGCCAGCAGGAACCTTGAACACGACGCCAAGGCTTCCGCCTGCGTTGAGACCGGCATTGGCGGCGAAATTGTAGGGACCCGTCAACGCCGTGGTGCCAGTGGCGCAAGCGGTGCCAGTGCCGTATTCAAAGGTCACGTTGTCGGCTGCGGTGACCACGATGTCCCAACCGGTGACATAGATCGACTTGCCGGAGGACAGCGCCACCAGTTGGGTGGTGGTCGCCGTGCCGACATTGATCGCAACGCTGCTGTCGGCCTGCACGATGGCGATTGCGCCGCTGCTGTTGGTCGCGTTCGTCACCGCCGGCGGTGATGCAAACGACACCGGCCAGGTGTAACCGGATTTGGGCTCGGTTGCGCCGACATCGACCTGCGGTGTGGTTTGTCCGGGAAGCGGCGCGTTGACATTGGAAGCCAGCGTCTGCGCCGCAGTCAGCACCGAATTGAGCGTCGTGAGTTGCGAGCCGAGCGAGGTGACGGCGCTGGCCAGTGAGCTGGCCGCAGCGGCCAGATTGCCGCTGTCCGTGCCGCCGAGATTGAAAGTCGGCGGCGCCGCGAAGGCCGGCAACCAGCCGGTGAGCCCGACGCTCCATGATCCCGATTGCGTAACCGCACCACCCGAACCGCCACCGCCGCCACTGCCTCCGCCGCCCGCGACGACATTGACTTTCAGATTGCCGTTCGCATCGACTTGCAGCGCCGTGATCGAGCCGGACGACAGCGTTGGCGCGGTGGCGTTGTAGATACCGGTGGGGGCCGTTCCGAGCGGGTTGGCCGACGTGCCAAGCGGATTGCCGCTTTTGTCGATGACGAAAATGCCGGCGGCGGTCTTGACCTGGTTGCCCTCGATATACGTCGGAGCAGCAGTTTGTGCGAACGCTGGTGCGGCCAGGTAGAATGGGAGCGCGCACAGCGCCGACATCAGGTGGGTGGATTTCATGCCGACGTCTCCGGGTCGAAAGCGCCGCGATGGCGCCGGATGTTTCAAGGGTTCGGGGCGGTCCCGCCGTTGCCGTCGCGATGCGCATTCGGCTCGGTCGAATTGGTGCCCCAGATCAGGCCACCGACCGCGCCAACCACCAGCGGGACATAAAGCTGCAACGCAGTCATGAACGCGGCCCACGTCTCGACTTTGACAACGCCGAGGATGATCGTCGCCGATGCAGTGACCGGCAGACCGATCAGGAGCACCAGAGCGATGGCAAAACCGATCAGCCGCCCGATGGCGACAGTCTCGTTATCCGCGCCGGTCAGCGCCTGATTCAGCCAGCCCATGCCAGCGCCTCCTTTTCAATACGATCGACCCGCGCCAGCCATCCTTTGCCGAACACGGAAAAAGTCGGCAGCGCGCGGTAATGGTCGCGGCGCGCGTCATCGAAACGGCGGATCAACTTGGCGAGGCCGATCCTGCTCGCATAAGTCTGCACGGCAGCCAGCGTGGTCGGTCCGGGTTGTCCGTCCCTGGGGGCGCCGACAATGCCTTGCAGCATCGTGACCGCCGAGCCGGGACCGGCATTGACGGCAAAATCGAACACCGCCAGCGCAAGCCCGATCGGCAGGCTGTCTCCGGCAACCTTGTCCCAGAACCAGCCCCGGTAGAGCGGTGCAACTTTGGGCGGGGTAAGCGCTTTCATTACGTCGTTGGTCGCGGGCTGACCGCTCCACGAGTGCCATGTCCGCGCCGTCACGCCGAGATTTGTCGCACCACCAGGATCGCGGGCATCGTCGACAAAACCGCCTTCTTCGTGCAGGATGATGGTCAACGCATCGGTGTATGTCGGCATGTGTCGCCTCAGTGGTGGGTTGGCGAATGAATCGCGCCTGACCCGGCCGCGAAAATGGTCACCAGAATGCCGATCAGAGTCGCGGCGGCGGTAAACAGCCATTTGAACAGCCGCTCCGCGCCCGATCGTTTGGCGTTTTCAAGCCTAAGCAGGGTGATTTGTTCGGTCAGCTTTTCGAAGCCCTGCAGCATTTCGATGCGAACCGTTTCGATGCTGTCTCCCAGCGAATCCTCCACGCGGCCGATGTCACGTCGAGCCGCATCGGCGCGTTCGAGCGCCTGGGCGATGCGCACGCCATGTTCCGGGGGGCAGTCGACCATCGCGACGTCACTGCGCCACGCGCACGGTCACACTGCCGGCGGTAAGCGTGATCGACAGGAAATAGGTCGCGGTGGCATCGGTCTCGGTCAGGATCGGCTCGTTGACGATCGCGCCGGTCACACCGGAAAATTGGTAGCACCCGGCTACGCTGCCTCCCTGGGTGACCCCGATCCTGGTGGTGCCACCGTCGTTCGAGCGCAGCAGCTGCGCCACGCCCGAGGCCGCTGCGGTGGCGTTGAGTGTCAACCAGATCTGCCGGGAGTACTGCGGCGCGAACGGCCCCAGCGCATGCGTGTTGGTGTCACTGATCGTCGCGGTCAGCGGCGTCGATGTCGCGGCGATAAACGGCGACGAAATCGTTGCCAGCGCCGCGTTGCCAAGCGCCTGGTTGGCGGACGTTGCGGCGCCGCCCAGCGAACCGAGGTTGACCGTGCCGACCGTGTTGGCGCTTGCGGCAAGCATCGTCACGGTCATTTCTGCAAAGGTTCCGTCGCCCATGTCGACAAGCCGTTTCTCAACGACATTGCCATTCAAACCGGGGAGAAGGTCAGAGGTGGTGATATCGGCCATGCGGCGCTCCTTGCGCCCGATCCGTGCAGGACCGACGCTGTTGCTGGCGGGGTGGTGAACTGGGCTGTCGCAGCGCGAAGCGAACCGATTGTGCTAATAATGCGCGTGAAAAAATCGCGAAATCAAAGGCTTTGGATCATGGCGCGATGCTTGTTTGTCGCATTATCACCTAGCTGGGATCGACCCGGCTTTGGATCGCGTTCAGGACCGTATTGTCGATCGTCGGGCGGTCGGAGATATCCGTCTGATTGAGCCGCAGCACAGTCTGGGCCTGGTCCTTGATTGCCGGCAAAACCTGATCAGGCAGACTGGATCCGCTGATGAATTCATGACGAGCCAGCGAGTCAAGCACCGCCGACCGCGGATCTTGCGCAATGTCGGGTGTTTGCCCTGCGGCAATGCTCGCCTGGTTGCTGGCGAGCTGCGACAAGTCCGCCGGACGGATCGTTCCGATCAACGGCGCGAGGTTGATCTGCGCAAAATGAGCGGGGTCTTGCCGCTGCAGCAGTTCAAGGCGCAGCGCGGCAGCGTTGTCGGGCGCAGGCAAAGTTGAGGCCTGGGCTGCCCCACGCAGCGCGGCATCGACCTGAGCAAGCGTCGAAGGGGTCATTTGCGCGGCAAGGTCTGTCGGCAGATCGGCCGCCTGTCCTATGCTGCCCGGCGCTGCCGCCGCCAGCGAAACAACGGAACGCCCGGCAGCCAGATCGCTGGATGTCTGCTGGGCATGGTCAGCGGCCATGCGGCGTTGCGCGATATTTGTGGCAAGTGCCTGATAGTCAAGCGAAATATCTTGCCGCTGGGCAATGCGGTCGAGCATGGCCGGCGCGTCCCAGGTGCGCGGCGTCTTGTTCAAACCGATCAGTGTTCCGGCCCCGCCCGCATTTTGCAACAGCGTGCCGGCATCCGCCGGGCTGCCCGACGGCGCGGTCGCCGCCATGGTAACGACCGGGCTCGCGCTGCCGATCACATGGGCCGGGGTGACCAGGTCACCCGGTTTCACGGCGGCAAGGCCAAGGCCCCCATAGGTCGTGCTGCTGCCGTCAGGGTGCACGATCTGGACCGACGCATTGTCCGGCGCGCCATCGAGCGCCGTGACCACACCTCCCGCGATCGGGTGAACCGCCGCGCCGACCGGGGCGGCCACCGCTACCGCGTCGGGCGACGTAGAAGCGGTCGGCGCATCGACGGCGTCGGGCGGCGGATTACCGCCCGCAGCTTGCGCAAAGATCGCGCCCATCCGCTGGTTCTGCGCCGACTGGCCCAGCCGCGCCACGGCCAGCTGATAGGCCGCCGGTGTCAGCGTATCGCCCCAGCCATTGACGATATGCGCAGCAAATTCGGGTTCCCCGGCGGCAAGCGCCTGTCCGACGGCATTCGCTACCGCCCCGCCAACCGCAGACCGTGCGGCGCCTGAACGCGCTTCGTCACTCGCATCGGGATTCGCCTGGCCCACGGCGATGGCCTGAACCGCGCCAAGCCCCTGGACAAACCGCGCCGGGTCCTGCCAGGCCGACGCCGCCGTTTGCTGCGCAGCCTGCAACGTCTGATCGGCCACGGCTTGCCGCTCCACCGCCATTTGCTGCAAGGCATGGTCGGTGATCCGGTTTGTGGCATCATCGATTGCCGGGCCGATCTGCTGGTCATAGGCTGCGACCATGCCCGGCGTACCCAGAGCGGCTTGCCCTTCCGCCTTGATCCGGTCCAACTCGCCGAGAGCTTGCGGCTGCGCGGCGACCGCTGCGCCGCCTTGCAGGCCGGCATGGGCATCCACCAGATTGGCCAGCGCCGCGCGGTCCTGCAACGCGCGAGCGCGTCCGGCGGTGTCATCGCCGACTGCCAGCAGCGCAGACCTGAGGCCACTCAACCGGCCAAGATCCGCCCCGCCTGCCACCAGCACGCGACCGATCGTATTGGCAAGGTTCGGCCCATCGGGAGCCTCGAACCGCGCGTTGTAGGCATGGATCGGGATGAAAGTCGGGGTGAATTTGGGCGCGCGCATCACAGACCCATCCCCGCTCGGAACGGCGCATACTGGCTCGCACTGCCCAGCGCGGTGCCATAGCCGCCCGATCCCATCGACGACAGGCTGCTGGACATGCCGTTGCTGGCCCCGCCCGCAAACAGGCCCGACCCCAGATTGAACAGGCCGCCAACGAGAGCGGACGTGCCTCTGCTGTTGGCTGCGGACGCCTGGCCAAGGTCGTTGGCGACCCCGATGTCGGATCCCATCAGGTTCTGGTTGCCCTGGCTATAGATGCGGGCAAGATTTTGCTGTCCCAGGATCTGCGTATCGTTCAGCGCATTCGCTGCCGTGCCATAGCCGATGGCATCACCGCTGGCCGCCGCCATCATGTTCTGCTGGCCGCTGACTTGCCCCATCTGCTGGTACTGCTGCAACGCCGCCTGGCGCATATTCTGCTGGCCGATCTGCGCGGCATTGCTTTCTGCGGCTGCGTTGGCATCCGCGGCTTGCGCCTGGGCTTTGGCCTGGCTCATTGACGAGGCTATGCTGATTCCGGAGCCGATGGCACCAAGACCGGTGGCAATCAGCGGTACGATGGGCGCACACATCACTTGATCTCCCGGATGAACCGCCGAAACGCGACCGAGCGCGAGACGACGAGCTCCTGTTCCACGGTAAATCCCCAGTGTTCGAGCAGGCGGATCGCCTGCCGATTATCCGAGGACACGAAATTGCAGAGGCGGCGGCCGTGGCAATGCATTGCCGCCAGTATCACCGGCCCGTGCGCGATCAGCAGGCGGGCATGGCGCGCGACCTGATCGCTCCCTAGAAACCACGGTATCGCCGAAGCTGCACCGGGGTCGCCGGCAACGGGCTCCCCCACGACGCCGAACATCGCGTGCGGCTCGTCGCCGATCAGCGCGGTCCATGTCCGGGCCCCCGCTGCCAGGCCGTGGTAAAGCGCCTGCGCAGCGGTGTGCCCCATCGCGTGGCATTCGATACGATCGATCGGCCGTAGTCGCTGCGCCAGCTGGGGCACATGGTCAGCGGTTGCCGGCACCAGTCGGACCATGGCATTCTCGCCGGTCATCCGCCAATCACCGGATCAACCGCAACGCCCAGCAAAGTGAACGGCATTGGCAGCGTCTGGTTGATCCACACGGTGCATTCATGGCGCACCTTGTTGTCCATCGACACCACGTAGGTGCCGTCAAACAAGGCATTCGCCGGATCGGTCACATGCGGCTGGACAGGGAACAGATCCGTATAGCCGATTCCGGCATTGACCGGGCCGGTCTCGCTCAAGGTCAGCACGGCCTTCGCCGGGTTCTGGATCTTGCCGATGTTCGACCCTGCACCGGGCACATTGACTCGCAACGGCAGCGTTTCGACATCGACTTCATAGGGCAGTCCGAACGACACCACCGACCCGGTGCCGATCGATGTCGGCAGCGTGACCGTGCCGTTGGTGACGCTCAGTCCGGTCACCGGAATCCCGTCGACCAGCCCTGCCACATTGGTGGCGCCTTCGAGGTGCCACAGCCCGGTAAAGGACGATTGCGGTGTGGTGAAGCTTGCAGAAACCGCGCAATCGAGAAAGCAGCAGTCTGCCAGCGTGTCCCACAATTGCGACACCATGCGCTCGACGAAACAATTGGTCTGCCCTGCGATGGTGCGTTCGACGATCAGATAGACCCGGTCTTCGCCATCCTCGGTGATCGAGCATACCGACAGCACGTTTCCGGCCGTCTCGCACAGCGTCCAGCCCCAGACATTCTGCTCTTGCTCCCATGTGAAGCACAGCAGATTGCCGTCGTCGCGCACTGCCCAGATCAGCGACCGCGGTTCCTGGCTGTAACACCACGAAACGATCGCGTGCCCCAGGAAGAAATGCGGCGAATAGATCGTGATATCGTTGGCGCGCAGGCCATTGACCGTGAAATCATAGCCCAGGCTGCGGATCGATGACCCGATCGAAGGAACGTAGAACACCACATTGTCGACCACCAGCGGCGGCAACCGCGACGACCCCCGGCCCACTTCGCGCTGGATCACCGGAGGGCTGGCCCCGTCGAGGGGCGCGCCATTGCCGTCGCCATCGATCTTGAACACGCTGTCACTGGTCAGAGCCAGCAGCGCGGTGGTCGATGTCAGCTGGTTCACCGAATTGACCCGCCCGGCCATGATCGCAAAACTCATGGCGTCGTCGGCGCGCAATGGAGTCGAATAGTCCATGTTCTCGATCAGCGCGGATTTGGACGTCCAGATGCCATGCGGCACGTTGTTCGAACGCGCCCAGATCGAACGTTGCTGGAACAAGGTCACGGTCGAGGGATAATTGTCCACGCTGGCAAACGGATTGTTGGCAAGCGGCGGCGCGTGATCATAGGCAGGGCCAATATTGTCGTCGATGAAGGTCACCGCCTTGGTCGTGCCGATATAGCCATAGAATTGCGTGTTGTCGGCCTTGTAGACATTGTACCGGGTCGCGCCTGTCACCGCTCCCCACGTGAGGCTGTTGTAGTTTCGCTTCAGCGTCAGGTCATTGTACGCGCTTACGGTCGGCGACCCGATGCTTTCCTCTGTGGTGTTGTCGTTCACTGCCGTCACGCAATAGGTCGCGGTTTCGGGGAAATAGTTCAATCCGCTGTTTGCCGAGTCGGTATCCGCGACTGTCGCCACCACAGTGCAGGTTGGCGGTGGTGTGATCGTGGGCACAAACCGGATCGTTTCGAAAGACCAAATGGCATTGCCTGCGCGGACCAGCTTGGTCGGCGGATAATTCAGATGGGCCAGATACAGAGTATCAGTGGTCTGTTCGTAATCGATGTCGGTCAGATCGGCGCCGTTGTACGGCGATCCGGCCTTGAAGACGCGTGACGCTCCCATGGGATCATTTCTCCACGCTATTGCCGCCAAGGCCACCACCATATGACACGACCGGCGGCGCCGGGGTCCCGACAGGGGGTGGCACGGTCGGTGGCGGGACCACGATCGGCGGCGCGGTATTGGCGGTCCCGCCGGTGCAACCCGCAAAAGCCGGGCAGCCCGTCGTATCGGCATTGATCGCGATGGTGTTCGCGGCGATCACTGCAACCACGATCCAGGTACGGAAATTGAGCATGGAGCCCATGCCACCTTCGACCCCGTCGATATAGATCATGTCGCCGACCGAAAACCCGTGGTAGGCGATGGTCAATTGCGCATCGGCGGCATTGGTGATTGCGGTAATCGGTTGCTCGGCTTCTAAAATCCGCCCACCCAGCGCGCAGGGCGCCATGTAACCCTGGCCCATTTCCAGAGCATAAGTCTGGGTCATAGAGAACTGGAATGGGATCAGTCTGGTCGGCTCGGACGAATTCAGCACTTGTCCGACCAGCCGGGTACCCGGACGTTTGGTCAGCCCGCCATATTTCATCACGATGACGTTGCGCGCCTTGCGCACGGCCGACTGCCACGCATCGACGTCAAAACGACCATAGAGTTGCTGGCCAAGCTCGCCCTTGGCGAAATTGACCTGGGGGATGCGCTCGGTCACAGGTCGCTCCCGATGCCGGCGCGGGCATAGGCGGCGTCGCTGACATAGCTCGCCGGACGCCGGACTCGTTGGTTGTAGTCCTCGGCAATCGCCCGGGCGCGCGCGAGTTCGGCCATTTCGCCCAGTTCGCGGGCAAGCCCGGTGTCCTTGCGGATGGGAATGGCGACGCGCGCCGCCAGCTCCAGCACAAACGCGCGCTGCACAAGCGGGGGCAGGATCGTCGGATCGGTCAGCACCGCGACATAGACCAGCGTGGCGTTGCACACGTTGGAATAGATCAGCCCCCCTTCATGCAGGAACGCCAGCGGGACCGCATCCTGCACCGGGAACGGATAAGGGCCACCCGGCGGCAACAGCAGGGCATCCTGCTGCATCTGACGGATTGCCAATGGTCGCGCGCAATTGGCGGGAACGCTGTAGGCTTGCGTCCATTCCGCCGGGCGATCGTTGATGATCGCGGTCAATGCGGCGCGCGTCACCGCCCAGCTCCAGTCCGACCACTGCGACACCTCGGTCAGCAAAGGCAGCGCAAAACGGCTGACTTCGCGCGCCTCGATCGAATTGTCGGTCACATCGACGATCGGGCCGGCGGCAATTTCCGCTAGGGCCATGTTGCCGATATCGTCAAGCGTCGCCATGCTGGAATATCCTGTAAAAACAAACATAATCCCGGACAATCCAGGCTGGTCGAGCACGACCGGAGCGATGCGGAGCGTCGCCACAGGCAACGCTCCGCACCATCATCAGGCCCTGATCATTTGCCCGGCTCTGCAGGCTTCACCGGCGCGGTCGCCGCGGGAGGCGGAGCGTCCAGCGCAATCCATGCCAGCCCAGGCTGTTCATCGCTGGTGAACACCTCACCAGCCTCGACCAGCCGGCTTTCGCGGTTGAGGTAGATCGGCTCGCGCGCGCGATAGCTCGGCATCAGACACCACCGCAGTTGATGTTGCTCTGGCGGCTGGCAACTATCGAGGCGTTGATCGTGCCGGAGGTCGCCGTGCCGATCACGGTGTAATAGAGCTGCAGATACCGGGCGCTGGCCGCCTGCACGATCTTTGGCACCGTGAAGAGATAGCCGGCGACCAGCGCGGCAGCCGGAACGGCGGCGCCAGTGTCGACCGTAGTCCAGTTGACGTTGTCGGGCGAAGTCTGGACCGAAACCTGCAGCGCAGTGAGCCCGGCAAAGGCCTGGGCGACCGAAACCGCAAGGTCGATCGGTTCACCATTGCCAAGATCGCGAACCAGCGGAAGCGTGGCGGCATAGGGTTTGCCGGTTACGCCCAGATCGATGGCGTTGGTCGACGGCGCCGAACTGGTCACTGCCTGCTGGTTGCTGAAAACGAGCGTATTGTCGATAATCATGAAGGAATATCCTTATCTTACCGGGCGACCGGGTCGTGCATAGGGTCGGCACGACCCGGCCGGCCTGACAATCGGGACCAGCGTGCCGGTCATCGGGAGCATTGCGAAACCGTGCTGATTTGCGCTGCGGAACCTACGAAACCAGCGTCTCGGTGCTCAGCAGCGCGTCGGTTTCGCGGATCGGCATGCCGCGCCAGGTCATCACTTCCTCGCCCTGGATTTCCATCGGGGTCAGGCGAACGAAATTGTCGACACCCGAACGGCCGTTCGTGCTTTCGGCATCCAGCGCTTCGAGCAGCGTGCGGTTCATATAGATTACCGTCCGACCCGGGCTGATCTGCCCTTCAGCCTCGAGACGATACGAACGGCGGCCCTGCAGCTTGTAATAGGCGTGGCGCATCAAGGGGTTGAGTGCGATCGATCCGGCGATCACGCTGGGCACGTCAATATTGGCGACGCGGGCGTTATAACGCCAGTCCTTGACGCACAGCCCGACGTGCTGGGTGAACTTTTCTTCCTTCACGTAAAACGGGTTGCCGTTGGCGTCGTGTACCCGCTGGCGGCCCATATCCTCGCGCTGAATGCCACCCGGGATATTGTCGGGCACGATCGCCGAGGTCTGCATGTCACCGTGCGTGACAAACCAGATCGAGGTGTTGTTCGATCCGGTCGCCCCGCCATTGATCAGATTGGGATTGAGCTGCGAATTGAACCGCGGACCAAGGCCATGGAACTGCTTGCCGTTGACCTTGACATCCGAATACCAGATCGCGCTTTCGATGGTCTGCGCGATCGCTTCGAGAAAGCCCTGGCCCTCGACCAGCCGCAGTTTGGCGGATTCTGCCGGCTTGAGGTTGAGCAGGCGTTCATCGACACTGGACAGGCCTTCGATAAAGCCGGTGGTGTCCTTGACCTCGGTATAATTGCCTTTTGACTGGGCGATACCCTGGTACAGCGCGCCCCACGAAACCGACGGCAAGCCGGTGCGGATCGACGACCGGTGTTCGGTGCCGCTGTTGCACGAAACGACGTTGGCGTCTTTCATGAACGGCGTCAGCTGGGTCAGCGCTTCGACCACATCACCGATGCCGTCGCTGCTGGCCTTCAGAACGTCGATCAGGTTCCAGTATGAACTGCCAAGAATGGCCATGTGTTGGTCTCCTTAAGGGAATCCCGCGTAATCAGCGGGCACGGATGATGCCGGCATGGGGGTGCTGGGCGCGATGCGGCCGGCATCATGCGCTCCTGGTGGCGTCGGTGCCGGATTGGCGCCGACGTGCAGTTTTTTAACGGGTCTCGTTGGGGTAGAGCCGTTCCCACACCGGCCGGCTGCGGTTGCTGGCGGTCGTCGGACGGACGAAACCACCATCTTCGCCGACCAGTTCGCCAAGCCGGCGAAACGCACGGATCATGTCCGGGTGGTTGCCAAACCCGCTGTTGTCGAGCGCCTGGCGAAACGGATGGCCTTGCGCATAGCCCATCGCATCGAGCGCCTTGGCCGCAAGGTGTTCGGTTTCGGTGCGCCGTGAGCCACCGATTTCCGGATCGGATACAAACGCATCGTGCCAGCTCTTCTTCTGCGCAGCGGCAGCCTCACCGATCTGGCGGACGAGGCTTTCCTGCGTGCGCGCCATGATGTCGCGCGCCACCGGCAACAACTTGTTGGCGGCATCGTTGCTGAGGCCGATGTCGCGCAACACCGGATCGGCATTCTGCACCAGCGCGGGATCGATCGAAAAACCTTCAAGCGTCAGGTCGTAGCGCTCCGGAGTCAGGTTGACCGGCGGCGGCGCGGCTGGTGCAGGCGTGGCAGCAGCGGACGGATCGGTTGCAGCTGCAACCGGCGCCTGGCTCTGCACCGCAGGAGCGGCTTCAGCCGCCTGTGGGGAGCTCGTCGTAGCGGGCGTTGTCGCGGGAACGTCTTGCGTCACGTTGGCTTTCCTTGCAATTGAGCGCCTCGGTCAGGCTGAGGCTGAGCGTCGTGATCCCATCGGGGTCGGCGTTGCGAACGGCCTCGCTCTGGCCGGCATGCACCATCATCAGCAGGTCGAAACCGAGCGCGCGGCGCCCTTCGAGATGCCCGAGATCACGGTTCGGTGCCGTGCTCG